TAGTATCAAAAGCTTAGATATATAACATGACGTATAATGTATAATATGTCAATTAAATCAATAACTTACGTTAATTTAACTATGACAGATTACATTTATAAATGCAAGAAGTGCGGTGCAGAGTTCACAAAACACTCAAGTTACTGCATCCATTTTTATAAGTGTAAATAGGATTCCACTGGCTTTGGGGAACGCTTTTTAGCGTGGCCAGTGGCTCTTTTTCAGGGGTAATAAAAAGATGACGACATACGTTTGTAAAGAGGTTGCTCAAGTAAACAATCAAACAACGTGTGTCACATATGTTGCAAAAGAAGATTTTGATCTTTTGAACATCTCAGTGACTGACGCAAATGCCTTGCTCAGTCAAATTCTCGTAGTGTTCGCTAGTGTTTGGGTAGCAAACATCATCAGCGACATGTTTAAAAAGGGGTAAAAACCATGGAAATTAAAGCAACTAACCAAGTTGAAGAAACTAAACAACCACGTCAAATGACTAGCTCTGAGAAGGTAATTCTTGGTGTTGGTGCAACTGCATTATCAAGTGCAGCATTTGCCGATGTAGATGCATCTGCGGGTATCACGATTATCGGTACTGCTGTAGCTGTAATCGGTTTAATTGGGGCAGCCAAAATCGTACCGCAAGCAACAATTGTTGTTTGGGGCTATGTAAAACAAGCATTCAATCGAACCTAATTGGTTTAAGAAAATCGGGGGCTTCGGCTCCCGAATCTGTTTTAGGGGGTCGTAAATGTCGTTTGGTTTCTTTTACCTGATCTTGATGACAGTAGTCTTTTACTTGCTATTCAGGAAATAACTATGATTCATAGAATAAATATATTTTTGTTGTCGTTATTTGTTGCTCTTGCGCCTAACTTCATCTTTTTACAAGCTGCCAATGCTACTACTGTTGGTGCTGAAGGTTGGTCTGTTACTAAACGACTCGTACAGGGTGCTACCACTTTTTATGACGGTACTAAAAATGTCGTTTTAAATGGCAAGAATTACGCTGCTAAAGGTGCGGCTGCTATTACACCGTCTGCTGCACAAGCTTCTAAAATGATTGTGAGAGTTGGTGCCGTTTTAGCTGTTGATCTTGCAATTAAATCATTGATTGGTGCTGTTGATTACGTGATGGATCCTGCCAATAATCGCGTTAAATATTATGTTGATCCTGCTGGTAACTCACCTAAACCGACTGACCAATATATGTGGCGATTTGAAAGTGCGACAATTGGTGTAGCTACTTTTGCTTATCCCAGTGTACCGACTTCAATTTGTCAATCTGTATTATCTCTCTGGTCGGGTAAGCATCCTTGGTACTACAACCGTGCAAGTGTTTCGTCATCTTCTGAATTTCAGATTGTTTGTTACTTATCAAGTAGTACAACATCTTATGATGGTAATTCGGGTGTTGTTCGTGTCAATAACCCTGCATATGATCCGAATGCACAGCCAAATAGAGAAGAAAAATATCTGCCTTATGATGCTGTAGCATCTCAAATCATTTCTGACGCAATTGCAGAAAAAGCTGAAGGAAAAGCCTTTGTTTCATCTGTTGCTGATACTGCGCTTGAAGATGAAGAAAGACAAATTGTTCCTGCTATGCAAATAACTCAACAACTGAATAACTCACAATCTATACCGACTTCAAATACATCAACTGGTGAAGCTACTAAAGATCAAACAGATCCAAATACTGGTGAGACAACAAAGGACGTAACTGATTTAAAACTTGAGTTTCCAGAGTTTTGCGGTTGGGCTCCAACTGTTTGCCAAGCGGCTCAAGCTGCCATTGAATTTCCTAAAACATTCTTAGAGAAATTTACTAAATGGGATGATTGGATTAATAGAGAAACTAAGGCTTATACATACGATGAAACTAAGCTAGATACAGAAGATAAGCGTAATTTTGATTTCTCAATTTTTAATACAAACAGGTTCTCTGTAGACGATAAATGTCCAACACCTGAACCCCAAACAATCACAGTTTTAGGCGTTACTACTTCATTTTCTTTAAGCCTTCAGCCAGTTTGTTCTGTTCTTGAATTGGCTAAGCCTGCACTTGTTGCATGCTCATATATCTATGCGGCTTATATCGTTATAGGAGCGGCTAAAGGTGGGTAATTTATTTAAGTTTGTTGGGGAAATCCTTGCTTCAGGATTTCTTAGACGTTTGCTAGCGGGTGCAGGTCTTTCACTGGTTGCTTCTACAATCGTTTTAACTGTCATTAACTTTTTGCTAGATCGTTTTATGTCTGGCTTCTTTGCTGTTGGTAATTTGGCTGGTCTTGTTGGGGTGGCTGGTCTAGATCAATGCGTTTCAATTATTTTTTCTGCATTTATCGCCCGAGCAATTATTGCAAGTTCTTCACTTACTGCTATTAAGAATTAGGATAAAAAATAATGATTTATTTACTTACTGCTACGCCTGGCTCGGGGAAAACTTTATGGGCTGTAAAAGAGATATTTGCACGTGCAAATGAAGCAGAACCATGGAACATTTTTTCTAATATCGATGGTCTAAAACTAGATACAGCTCAACCACTAAAATCGAGTTTTGAGGATTATCCGCCACGGTCTTTGGTCGTCATCGATGAAGCCCAAAAGATTAGCCACTTCTCAAAAAAATATAAGCATCCTGTTAAGAATGCAAACCATCCTGAGGTGGAATTTCTCCAGACGCATCGACATGCTGAGATGCTCGATATTATTTTCATCACACAAGCGCCTAGATTGCTCAATGCTGACGTTTTAGACATGGTGGGCATGCATTACCACTTGCACCGACCGATGGGTATGAAAATGGCGACATGGTGGCTTTGGAAGTATCACCAGTTAAATCCTAATACCAAGTCAGTAAAAAGTGATGCAGAAGACACAGGTACGTTTAGTTACCCTAAACATCTGTTTTCTATGTATACGTCATCAAAAGGCGGTACTGATACTCACGGCAAAATTAGATTGCCCGCTAAGTTAGTTCAAGGTATTTGGATGCTATGTCTGACTTTAATTGCTGCGGGCTATTTCTATATAAAACAGCAAGACACTAAGACTGAAGAACCTAAAACAATTAAAACTGAGGTTCCCAAAGCTGCCGATCCGCTACAAAAGAAAGTGGATGAATGCGTTAAACAGCTTGGTTGGTCTGCCGATATGTGTAGAGAAGGTTTAGACCCTGAGTTTAAAGCTAAAAGGGATCAGCAAAATCTTGTTTTAACTCAAAATGATATGCAGACAATTGCAATTAAATACAATCCAAATAAGCCGTATGATGTTGATGCTAGTCAGATACAGTATGAAGCAACAACTAAGCCTGTATTTAGTGGTTGTATCAAGAAAAATGGAAGATATGTCGCCTACACACAGCAAGGAACTATTTTGCATGATGTGAGCAGTTCTGATTGCAAGAAGCTGATAGAACAAGGCGATAGACCGTTCAATTACTTCGAGCAACCACAGCAGCAACAAGTTATGCAGCAAGTTCCTCAAGTAGTTCCAACTACTCAACGAGTAGATGACGAATTTGTCGCCAAGTACCAACAAGCCAAAGCTCAAGGCTTAATTTGAAACCTTCTTTTTTGATTACAAAATCCGTCTATTTGATGTAACGTAGCTGTATAGAAAAGTGTCTTCAGGGGAATTGAGACACATCGAGTAAACAATTAAATCTTGTACAATTTTTTGAGTGTCTCAAGGCGTAGTCTAGACACTTTGACGGGTGGTATATGGTAATTAAATATTATGATCTTGATAATAAAACTCCCATTGTTGTTGATCTAACATTGGGCGAATTAACAGATATTTATTTCACTATTTTTGGAGCAGGTGGATCTGACAATATGCCTGCACTGAAGACAATAAGAACTAAATATACTCCCTGCGATATGTGTCAAAATCTGATTTTAAAAGAGGAATATGAAGCACATTTGCAGCAACACTGGGATGAGGAGTAATTGGCAAAATATGACAGATAAAACCTTTTTTATATTCGCCCTTTTTTGTGGAATTCTTTATATCTACTTCTTACATTTATTAGGATTATTTTAGCGTCTGAAAGTTCGCATAATGTGATGTCCAGATTATGTTACTAAGCCCCAGTGAGAAGATTATGCAGTCTCACGGGGCTTTTTAACATCAATCTGCATTATGCGAATTTTAAGGCTGTGATCGACGACGACAACGACGAGGAACGAGGAGGCGGAGGAGGAGAGAGCCGCCTCCGAATGCAAAAAAAGTCCACCTTCTCTAGTGTGGACTTAACTCCGGAAAAACGGACTTATTCGTCTTTACCTAGTACTTCAGTTCTATATTTTAGTACTTCTTCTGCCTTCAGATTCTTCAAGTGATATTTTATAAGTGCATGAATCACATCACTTTCAGCCATTAACGATTTTTTTTGTACGACGAATTTCATTAACGTCTCTTTTACGTCTTCAACTTCTTCACTTCTGATTTTGTAGACTTTGCTCATTTGTTAACGCCTTGTAACTAAATAACTAGGTAACTTTTTATGATATTAACCTGTTTTACAGGTTGACAAGTTACTTAGTAATTTTGTTTAATCTGTTAAACCCAGTTACTAGGTAACTTTTTGCATGTTGGACAAGATCGTAATGCATATTCCTGTTGATGCTTCGCTAGTTGATATTACTAGCGATGGTCAACATTGCATTTTTGGTTTTGACATGCTTGATCTAGGCCTAAAGAAAGTAGGGGCTTGGAGTGTTTATAAAAATGATGAAGGCGAGGTTAGACCTATCGCTTTGAATCATGCTTATGAGAAATTACCAACTTCCTACACAAGCATGGCTTTTAAGTTCTTTCATGAGGGTCGTTATTATCCGCATGTTGAGTTAAAGGCCAGTCCCGCAAAGATTTTGCAGGGTCATAATGTTTATGGCACTGACTGGATTGAAGAAGGTGCAATGGAAATGCTTGGCTATTTAGCTGAGTCTCATCCAACACTTTATTCAATGCTAGCAATCTCTGAAACTGAAGTTTTACAGCTTGATGCTACATATTCGGCTCGGTTGCGTGATGATAATCAAGTTGCTCAAGCTCTTGATTTTATGCGCAATATGTCTTCTAGACATATCCGCAAATCACAAAAACAAATCGTTTATAAAAATACAGTTTATTTCGGTTCTGAACGTGGAAAACGTTTTGCCCGTAAAGTGTATGGCAAATCCTGTGAATTTCAGAATCAACTTGAAGAGCAAACTAAGCTTGCTAAGGCAAATGATAAATGTGCTCAACGAGTTGTAAAGGTTATGTCTGATCCAGAACTTCAAGCATGGACAAAAGGTCTTTTACGCTTTGAAACTGGTATCAAACGTTATGTTCTAAAGGAACTGGGTATACCGACTAATTTATTTCAGCTCATACGCTACCAACGTGAAAATCCAACTTTTTTAAAAGACCTATGGGTCAAAGCTAACTCTGAACTTTTCAAAGCCCTTGAGGGTACTGCAATGAAAACGACTGATCACGAATCTATTTTTAAAAATTTATGCAATGTCTTTGGAACTGTAACTCCATCAGGCCGTAAGAGTATTACGAAAGCTCGTAATCTGTTCAATTTTTATTGTGCGCTTGAGACTCATGGTACTGATGCAATGAAGCTTCAGTATGGTAAATCACAGTTCTTTGCTCAAATGGCTGACTTAATTTCGGCAGGTTATTCAAAGGCATTTCTTCAGAATCTTCATATTGAGACTAAAAACAACGTAATTCCGTTTATCAAACTTGTTGAAATTAACTTTGAAAACCAAGTACCTGACAACTTTAAAGAACCAGTTTCTACGTTTAATCAACGCTTACTCAAAATCGCATAGGTGAAAAATCATGTCTCAAATTATCTTTAAAGCAAAGCTTCTTAATATTGATCTTTCTACAAATGAGAAAGGCTTAAACATGCGTTTGGTGTTTGAATCACAACGCTATGACAAAGGTCTTGATCAGTGGGTTCCATGTTCACAGAACGTTAAAGTCGTTGAAGATCATCACCACATGAAAGATTTCTATTTGTCTTATAAAGGTCGTGAAATTTATTTACCAATCGAAATGACAGCGATGGACCGCAACATTTTTTATAAGACTACTGGTGATGGAAAGCCGTTGCAGGTTGAAGAAAAGAAAGCGACTGAGCTAAAAGCTTAA